CTCGTGTCGGCACTTATGGCATTTACATGAGTAGCCTTACTAATGGTATCGGCACCTGTATGTACGGCGGCACAATTGAGCAGTTTGAATATGCCATTTACGTTGCTGATGGCTCATACGGTGGTGTGTTTGAAACCGACATGGAAAACAACACCAATGAATACTACATTGGTAACGCTTTTCAAGGCCACATCACATCGGCCTTCGGTGTCCCGAACCTCTCCAGAACCAGCAACACACCAACTCAAATTTGGGAATACAAAGAGCTGATCGGCGGTTTTGGACCAAAGCAGGAAAACTACTACGCACCTTCTTGGCTTGTTTATGATGGTGGTGGAACAGTTCAAAAAGTAAATTACTATCGCAATAACGTAAGCGTCATTGACGGTGGTTCGCTTCAAACCAATGCTTTGAAATTTGCATTTGGACTTGGTCAAGGCGGTACATACGGTTCTGCGGTTCACCCAAGCGACCATTACGTTCAAGTCAGCAACTCCAAATTGCATTGGGGTAGTGATTCACCTTCTGCCAGAACCGGATCGCAACTTGTTGCTTGGACTCGTGGCGATGTCTGCTACAACTTGTCAGCAACAGTCGGTCAACCCATCGGCTGGATGTGCACGGTTTCTGGAACACCCGGCACTTGGGTTGCAATGGCTAACCTTTAAAGGAATCAATCATGGCTTTGAAAAAGAATGAACCCACTCAATTTGGTTTTGATGTGCCTAACGCATATCAGCGAGTCGAAAACGTGAAGCTGAGAAAGACCACAATGGAATTTCAAATTTCTGTTTACTCAGACGTCACCAAGACCGCTTTCAATCACAAGAGTTACGCTTGTGCTTACGACATGCAGGGCGCAAACCCAATTGTGCAAGCATACGTGCATTTGAAAACCCTGCCAGAATTTGCTGGCGCAACTGATTGCTGAAAGGAAACACCATGTCTTTTGAAAAAGTTACCGCCGCCGATCTGATCGAAACACTCGAAAACGGCTGCGTTCAAGTTCGCACCAAAACGTTTATCAAAGAAGATGGCGTTGAAATCAGCAGCAAGTTCCACCGCCACGTTGTCGCCCCCGGTGATGATTACAGCGCCGAAGACGCCCGTGTGAAGGCCATCTGCGCTGCCATGCACACTGCTGACGTTGTGGCCGCATACAAGGAATTGCAAAATGCTGCTCAAGCTCCTAAAGTCTAAAACAGTCCTGTTTGCACTGCTGCTTGCGGTGCTTTCGATTGTGCAAGGCTATGTATTCTTGCTGCCCATTACGCCGACTGAGCAAATGTTTGTCGGTATCGCCATTTCAATTGCTGTGACGTTACTTCGTGTTGTTACAACACAACCTATTTCTGAAAAGTAAACTATGTCTAATAACATTCAGAAAAAATGGAGTGCATTGCGTTCCCTTGGATATAGTGGAACACAAGAGGATATGGAACTTGTGTTTTATCTAGCTAATGGCGCTACTAGTTATAGTTTGCGTGATGCTGAAATGCAATTCCTTGCAGGTAAAGGGTTTACCACTGGGAGTGTTAACGATAGGTGGTATGCCTATCTTAAAGCATTTGGTTTTGCAGGGGCTTTAGATGACATGATGCCTTTATTCTGGGATGATGTGAATGCGTTAGTTAAAGACAACTTACTTCTTGAAACAGGGTTTGACCTATTACAAGAAGATGGAACACTAATTCTTTTGTAAGAGGGTAGCATGAGCGAAGTAAGCCATAACGAAATATATGATCGCCTTATAGCTGTTGAATCAAAAGTTGATAAGGTATCCCAAGACACTAAAGATGTAGTTGATGCTTTTCATGCAGCACAAGGTGCGTTTATTGTTTTGGATTGGCTTTCTAAAATAGCTAAGCCGTTGTTGTTTATTAGCGGCCTATTGGCTGCAATTGCAACAGTGTGGTCTAACCATAAGGTGTAACATGTTACTAGAAACAATTGTAGGTGCGTTAGTTCCTATTGGTGTAGAAGGTATTAAACAAGCCATTGGTAAATGGACTGGTGGTGTTAAAGCTGTCACTGTCGAAGACCAAATTAAACTAGATGAAGCAGAAGTGCGGCGGTTAGAAGCTGTTGCTAAACTGGACACACCCATTGGTCAACCTAGCCAGTGGGTTGTGGACTTACGAGCTTCTGCACGTTACTTAGGTGCGTTACTAGTAATAATTGTTGGCATATCTACACTATACAGTCCCGTTGATGTAACTATACAATCTTTAGCACTAGAAGCAGCTAACATTGCGTTTGGTTTCTTATTTGGTAGTCGTATCATTGCAGGATTTAAAAAGTAATGTTTAAACTATCTCAACGATCTTTAGAGCGTTTAAATGGTGTAGATAGTGATTTAGTTGCAGTAGTTAAACGTGCAATTGAACTTACTGAAATTGACTTTGGTATTACAGAAGGTATTCGTACTCTTGAACGTCAACGCATGTTATTTGACGATGGTAAATCACAAACAATGAACAGCAAACATTTGCTAGGAAAAGCAGTAGATGTTGTAGCTTACTTTGAAGGGAGTGTAACGTGGGACAAAGAACACTACGTTACAATTTCAAAAGCTTTTAAACAAGCAGCAAAAGAACTTAATGTACCTATCCGTTGGGGAGGTGACTTTAAGAGTTTTTTTGATGGGGTACATTACGAACTCATTTAAGGAATTATATGCCAATGAAAGAAGGTAAAAGCAAGTCAACCATTTCTAAAAACATTAAAAAAGAAATGGATAGTGGCAAACCACAGAAACAAGCAGTGGCAATTGCTATGTCTAAAGCAGGTAAAAGCTTGCCTAAACGTGGTGAACGTACAGCTAAAAATAAAGCTAAAAAATGAAACCAGTTTACGTCATATGGGAGGATGCTTCTGAACTTGACGTAACTGCTTGGGCTGAACATGATGAGGGATTTATTTATACCCCTGTATTGTGTACACAAGTAGGTTTTGTTTTATATGATGGCCCAGAAGGAATTATTTTAACAGAAGCATTTACTAGTAATGGTGAAGTAGCTAGACGAAATCAAATACCGAGAGGTATGATTAGGAGAATAGAATGGTTGACCGAACCAAGTTCCTTGACGGAAGTGGTAAGCGAGTAATATTACAACTCTTTAAAGAGTTTGCTCGCCCAGATGTAAAGTTTAAACCACTCTATACCCTACAAGAGTGGAAAGATGTTTTCTTAGATTGCCGTGATCCTTCTGAATATCAACCTGCACAACTATTGTTAGGTGATTGGGAGCATTGGTTAGAAGTACGTAACCACGTCTTAATTAAACCACACGTAGATAAGTGGCAAGCTGAGCTAGAAGTTAAACTTCGGTCTGAAGCTATCCAACAAATTAAGAGTCATGCTAAACAACCCGGAGGCACGGCTGCTGCTAAATGGTTGGCTGACAAAGGATATGCCGAGGAAGGGGTCAAAAAGCCTCTAGGACGGCCTAAAAAGGAAGAGGTGGCACTACCCCCTATCCCTAGTCGTATTGCAGGGGATATGGCTCGTTTAGGAATTGTAATTGGAGGTAAACGATAATGCCCTTTATGTCAAATGGAAAACGTGATTATAAGAAGCAGTACGAAAAGTACGACGGAAAAGAAAGCGTAAAGAAAGACCGAGCTAAACGTAATGGTGCTCGCCGTATGCTGGAAGAAGAAGGTAAAGTATCTAAAGGTGACGGTAAAGATGTAGACCACAAGAAACCGCTAAGTAAAGGTGGTGGTAACGGTAAGTCTAATTTACGTGTTACTAGTAAGAGTTCTAACCGTAGTTTTCCTCGTAAGAAGACTGGAGCTATGAAATGACTAAAGACCCCCGACTAGAACGTGCTGGTGTATCTGGTTTTAACAAACCAAAACGTACACCAAGTCATTCAACTAAAAGCCACGTTGTTGTAGCTAAAGAAGGTGATAAAGTAAAAACTATTCGATTTGGTCAACAAGGTGTTAGTGGGGATAAAGAACCCACTGCACGACAGAAAAGTTTTAAAGCTCGACATGCAAGCAACATTGCCAAAGGCAAGATGAGTGCTGCATATTGGGCAGACAAGGTTAAATGGTAATGACTGAAAAAGAACTAGTAAAGCAAGCGGCAGAGGAAGACTTACTCACGTTTATTCGACTAGTTGCACCCCACCGTGTATTGGGTGCAGTGCATGAAGAATTATGTGCTTGGTGGCAACGTCCAGACGCTAAAGATAACCAGTTGGTATTACTACCTCGTGACCACCAGAAGAGTGCAATGATTGCCTACCGTGTGGCACACCACATTACAAAGCATCCAGAAGCCACTGTGTTGTATGTATCTGCTACAGCTAACTTGGCTGAAAAGCAGTTAAAAGCTGTTAAAGATATTTTGTTATCTGACATTTATCGTTTTTATTGGCCTGAGATGGTTAATGACATGGAAGGTAAACGTGAACGTTGGGCTGCTGACGAGATTAGCGTAGATCACCCTAAGCGTAGAGCAGAGGGTATTCGTGATGCTACTATTAAGGCCGCAGGTATTACAGCTAACGTTACAGGATTACATTGCTCTGTAGCTGTGCTTGATGACGTTGTAGTTCCAGATAATGCCTACTCTCAAATAGGTCGTGACCAAGTAAGGGCATTCTATTCTCAACTATCATCCATTGAATCTACAGGCGCTAAAGAGTGGGCTGTAGGTACTCGTTACCATCCCGGTGATTTGTACAAAGACATGATGGAAATGACTGAATCCTACTTTGATGAAGATAAGGATGAAGAAATAGAGAATGAAGTCTACGAAACGTTTGAACGTGTTGTAGAAACTAATGGTGAGTTTTTGTGGCCTAAGCAGCGCCGTACAGATGGTAAGACATTTGGATTTGACCAGAGAGAGTTAGCCCGTAAGAAAGCAAAGTATTTGGACATTACTCAGTTCTATGCCCAATACTACAATAATCCTAACGCAGTTGAAACACAACTAATTGACCGTAATAGGTTTAACTATTACGAAAGGGATAAGATTGAAAACTTTAGCGGTGCTTGGTACTTTGGTGATAAGCTTCTCCACATTTATGCAGCTATGGACTTTGCCTACACAGTCACTAACAATTCAGACTATACAGTTATTGCTGTAGTGGGTGTAGACGAAGATAACAACTATTACGTACTAGACATTGATAGGTTTAAAACCAATAAGATTTCTATTATGTACGATAGAGCAGAGTCAGTGTTTAGAAAATGGCGGTTTAAAAAAATGCGTTGTGAAGTGGTGGCTGCACAGCGACTCATTGTTAGCCAGTTTAGAGACTACATGCGTAGTCAAAACATTGTTTTTACCATTGATGAATATAACCCACCTAGGACTATGAACAAAGCAGAACGCATTGCTTCTATCCTAGAACCCCGTTATACCAACAATCAAATCTGGCACTACAAAGGTGGTAACTGTCAAATTCTAGAAGAAGAACTCGTTATGAACAACCCTGAACATGATGACGTTAAAGACGCTTTAGCCGCTTGTGTAGAGATTTGTAAGTCCCCTGTATCTAGTAGGTCATGGGGTAAGAAATCTAACATCATTGCATTTAATTCTAAATTTGGTGGCGTAGCCTACTAAGAGGACAATATGAACGAAAACGTACAAGTAAGTTTTGATAACGATAGTTTAGCAAATAAAATTGCTGACATGTGGGTTAAGTGGGATACTAACCGTTCTGTATGGAAGTCTGACCAACAAGAGTTACGTAACTACTTGTTTGCCACTGATACACGTAAAACTAGTAACAGTAAACTTCCTTGGAAAAACTCTACAGTAACTCCTAAACTAACTCAGATTAGAGACAACTTACATGCTAATTACATGGCTGCGTTGTTTCCATCTGAGACTTGGTTTTTTTGGGAAGCTACTGATAAGAGTGAAGAACTTACTAAGAAACGTTATGCCATTACTAACTACATGAAACAGAAGCTAAAAGCTTCTAACTTTCAACTTCTTGTTTCACAACTAGTTTACGATTATATTGACTTTGGTAACGTAGTTGTTACTTATGACTATGTACGGGATACTATTAGTGACGCTACAGGTAATGTAGTTAGCCGCTATATAGGCCCAAAAGCATACCGTATTAACCCTACAGACATTGTGTTTAACCCATTGGCTGAAACCTTTGATAAGACTCCTGTAGTGCGCCGCATGCTTAAGTCACTTGGTGACTTAATGACTGACATTGAAACTAAGCCAGCACTTAACTACAGCAAGGAAGTGCTAAACAAAGCTTTGCAGTTTCGTCAAAACTATCGTGATGATCCAGAGTTCAAGAAAGAGTTGAACATGGCTATTGATGGCTTTGGTAGTGCTGACGAATACCTAGAAAGTGACATGGTTGAGTTGCTAGAGTTCTGGGGCGACATTTACGATCCATTCACGAAGACGCTTTTACGCAACCAGTTAATTACAGTTATAGACCGTAAGTGGATTTTACGTAAACAACCTAATCCAATGTGGACAGGTAGCAAACCAATGTACCATTGTGGTTGGAGATTGCGTACAGACAACCTATGGGCACAAGGCCCACTAGACCAATTGGTTGGTATGCAATACCGTATTGACCACCTAGAAAACCTAAAAGCAGACGTATTTGACCTTATTGCCTATCCAGTTATGGTTGTTGGCGGTAACACGGTTGAGGAGTTTGAATACGAACCCGGAGCCACTGTGTTCGTTGGTGATGAGGGTAGCTTAACATTTCTACGCCCTGATGCTACAGCACTACAAGCTGACCTCCAGATTAATGAGCTTATGAACCGCATGGAAGAGCTTGCTGGAGCGCCTAAACAGGCTATGGGTATCCGTACCCCCGGAGAGAAGACAAAGTACGAAGTACAGAGCCTAGAGAACGCTGCTGGACGTATCTTTCAAAGCAAGGTGAGTTGGTTTGAGCGAAATATCCTTGAACCCTTGTTGAATGGCATGTTAGCTGAAGCTGTACGTAACTTTGAAGGTGTTGAACGTATTCGTTCTATTGATGAAGACTATGGTACAGAATCCTTTGTAGAAGTTACTAAAAATGACTTAATGGCTGCTGGTAAAATCTATCCGTTAGGTGCTCGTCACTATGGTGAACAAGCACGATTTATTCAAGAGTTGTCACAAACTATGGCTGCTGTACAGGCTATGCCTACAGTTGCTGCCCACATTAGTGGTAAGGCTATTGCCAAGGCACTTGAAGAGAACTTAGGTTGGCAGAACTACCGCATTGTACAAGACAATGCTATGATTTTTGAACAAGCTGAAACACAACGATTGATGAATCAAGTGGCTGAAGACATTCAGACAGAATCAACAATTAGCCCTGAAGGGCCAGATGTTGACATGCCACAATAATTGTGTTAGTATATATACTATATAGTAATATAAGGAGTATATATGAATAAAGTATTATTAAATAATAAACCTAAAGATAGTAGTAATGAAGAGTTTATTAAAGCTTGGACTAATAGTAGTTATACATTAGAAGCTTTATATAAAACACTATTAAATTTAAAAGAAGATATTAGTAATATTAAAAAAGATGACTTTGATTGTCCTAATCACTATGCTAAACTAGCGTACAACTTAGGACAAATTAAAGCTTATGAGTTTATTATGTCAATGTTACCCGATACAGCTAAAAGGTGACGTTTTTTAATTAGCCTACTCTAAGGCTACCAATTTTTAGGAGAACTACGCATGACCAATGCAACAATTTTTAGCAACGAGAACGACAATCCTCCAGCTAATCAACCACCAGCGACAACTGATGGATCGCTTTTCACTGCATTAGTAGGTGAAACGCAAAAATACAAAACCCCAGATGAGTTAGCTAAGGCTTACAATAATGCTGACCAGTTTATCGAAACCTTGAAAGAGGAAAACCGTAAACTACGTGAGCAAGCTGCTTCAGCTAAAACTATTGACGAGGTTTTGGAACGTATGTCGAAACAAAGTGGTGCACCAGAGGCCGACAATCCTCCTGTACAGGGACTAACCCCTGATGTTGTGCAACAGCTTGTAGAGAAGACGTTAGAGGGCCGTAAACAGCAAGATACTAAGACTGGCAATTTGCTTAAAGCTGATGCTCTTATGAAAGAGAAGTTTGGTGAAAAAGCAGAACAGATGTTTAAGCTAAAAGCTTCAACTCCTGATAAAGCCCGTATCCTTATGGAACTAGCTGCAAATGACCCGACTGAGTTTGTATCATTGTTTGGTGTAGGTTCAACTACACAATCAAATAACTTTGACACTGGTTCAGTAAATACCACTTCCGTAACTTCAAATGGCGGTGATCGTACTAAGGTAGAAGGAACAAAAGAATGGGCTGCTAAAGTCCGTAAAGATGATCCTAACACCTATTGGTCACAAGAGTTTCAATATAAGTTACAACAAACTGTTTCTAAAAACCCGACCTTATATTTTGGTCAATAAGGAGAATTAAATGGCTGGTGTTGATTACGCAAAGGTTAATGAAAACCTCGTTCGTGCAGAACTTTGGTCTGCTGAACTAAAAGACGTTCTACAAGAACAACTCATGGGCACACGCTACGTGCGTATGCTAAATGGTTTCCCTGATGGCAACCAATTCACTATCCCTTCCGTTGGTGAATTGCCAATGCGAGAGACTGCTGAACTAACCCCCGTTGTGTATGACGCAATGGATACTGGTGAGTTCAACTTCACTATTGATCGTTATGTTGAAAGTGCTACCTATATCACTGATAAGGCTAAGCAAGACAGCTACTACGCTCAGCAACTTATTGGTATGTTCCCTACCAAGATGCGCCGTGCTCTAGATGAGAACTTGGAAACTTCTGTTTTCTCTCTTGCCAATACACAAACTGCTAACAACTTGAATACCATTAACGGTGCTGCTCACCGCTTCGTGGCTTCAGGCGCAACCAACACTGTCTTGTCTTTGGATGACTTTGCTAAAGCTAAGTTTGCCTTGGATAAAGCACAAGCTGGTGGCACTCGTGTGGCGGTCATTGACCCATCACAAGAGTATGTGTTTAACCAACTAGTTGGTGCACAAGCATTCATTAACAACCCACAATTCGGGGGTATTGTTAACGGTGGTTTCGTGAACGAAGTAACTGGTATGCGTTTTATTAAAAACATTTTCGGCTTTGACGTTTATGTTTCTAACTTCTTGGCTACACCTACTGATACAACTATCAATAGCGTGTCTGTTCCTGCATCCCCTGTGACTAACATCTTTATGTCTGTTGGTGGTGATTTGACTCCGTTTGTTGGTGCTTATCGTCAGATGCCTCGTGTTGAATACGAGCGTAACAAAGATTTGCGCCGTGACGAGTATGTGATGAACGCACGCTTTGGCCTCAAGCTTTATCGCCCTGAGTGCTTAGTGTCTGTTATCTCTAAGTCCACCATCTAAACTAACTAACACTAGGGGATTTTCTCCTAGTGTTTTTTAACTCACATATAAAGGAATTTAAAATGACTCGTCAATCTACATGGACTAACGCCGATGGCCTAGTCGTTGGCTTCGGCCCTAACATCCCTGAACGTAATGTTGCAGGTGATTATTCAACCGATGGTGCATTCAAAGAAGCCGTACTACAAATTACGTTTCAATCTTCTGGTGCAGTGATTCCAATTCCTGCTAACAGTTCTGTTGTGGATGTTAACTTGTTAGTTGGCACAGCATGGGTAGGTGGTACTAAGGTTGAAATTGGTGATGCAACTGATCCTGATGGCTGGATTTCAGCTACTCAAGGTGCAACTGCTAACCTAACTGTTGGTGCTGATATTGTTGCTGGTGGTGCTTATGCTATCGGTGATGCTGCTACTAACAGAGGTTTGGCTAAAGTGTATGCTTCAGCTACTAACCTTACTGCTACTATCACAGGTTCATTTACTTCTGGTACAGCTACTGTTGTAGTTCGTTACATTTAATGTAAATTAACGGGGAAACTCTCACAAGGGGTTTCTCCGTTTCCTTTTGGAGAAATAAATTGGCAAATATTCAACATTCAGTATTGACTGACCCTAATTTACACGAGCCAAAAGGAGTGTCTACTGCCACAACTGGTCAAGTGTATGTAGCCAATGGTAGTGGTACTGGCGTATGGAAAGATGTACCCCCAACTAGTTTAACTGGTTTAGCTAGTAATGGAACTAATGGACAAGTAGTAGGTGTTGATGGTACAGGTAATTTTAAATACTTTAGTACTCCACATGGTCAAATTGATTTTTATAATTTAGCTACACCTTATGTATTAACATATCCTTCTGTATTTACAAAACTTGCTCCAACTACTTTAGCAGGTGGTGTTCCTTTGCAGTTTACAGAAGCAACAACTGCACGACTCACTTACACAGGAACACTCACTGTTCCTATGTCAATTACTTACTCTGTATCTTTAGATACAACGGCTGGTGCTAATAGAGATATTATTCTTGCTATTTATAAAAATGGTGCTCTAACAAATGCTCACTGTGTAGTTACCACACAGTCCGGTAATAAG